CCCCGCCCGGACGGCAGAGGTAGGCGAGTACCTTAGAGAAACGATTACCAAGACCCAGCCCAACGGGAAGTTGAGCCAAGTTCCGGTATCCGAAACCAAGAAATTTAGCTACGGAAGAAAATCGGATTACTCCGAATTTCATATTCTTTGCGACCAGTTCCCCTAGTGAACCAAGGTTGCAGCGTGCAACCATGACTTCAGCTAAAGAAATTGGAGAGCAATCCCGCCCATGAATAAAGGTTCGCTTAGCGAACTCGAGAGAGGTAGTGCAGGAGACCAGACTTTTGCTAAGCCCAATCTCCACGCCCAGAGCTCTCATTATTCGTAGGTATTCCCGGGCAACGAAGCGGTCACCTAGTACCACATCGTCTCCCAGCACTGCATACAAACAAAACCATCCTGACGCATTAGGATAGGCTCTATGTGCAGCCATCTGTACAATTGCATGATGTGTCAACGCGAGCATAGCCCACGAGGACAGGGCCCCCATTGGTTGTCCTACGGCGTACCAAACACGATCGGTCCCTAGATTGCGGTACTTAACCGCTTTCCGGGGTAGCCCATACGGTTGGGACACCAGTAAGTAAGCCCAAAGGGAGACCAATTTCTCACCCAGCAACGGTTTCAGAAGCTCGACCTGAATCGCCAATGGAAGGCGATCGGTCGCCGCCGATAAATCGTAGGATGCAATCCATGCTCCCTTGCCGAGGGCCTTCACCAGTGCCTTTACAGGTCTTATCTGGTTAAAGGTCCCGTCGGTGGGCAACAGGCGCAACTTACTAAATATCCACTCATGTAAAGGGTACATGAGTGTCTGGATGATGAGGGACACCATGGCCACCACCCGGATCTTTCCGGGTTCCTTCAAGAAAGCTAAGCGACCGAACCAAAGAGGCTTCCCCCAGTAGTGGTCCAAGTACCACGACCTGAGAAGATATCTCATGTCGAAAGTCATTGGAAGCAACGGATGAAGAGTACCAAATGTGGTACCCATCCCGGATTGCCAGTTTACCACCATAGAAAGGGGAGACCCCTTGAGGTCTCTTCCCAGGCGGAGATCATCTCTCATACTCTCAAACTTGGACTCCCACTTTAGTAGGATCCAAGCGTCGAGTACCTTGAGTATCCCGTTGAAGGCCCAGGTTAACTCAATGCCGTCCACGGTTGCTAACCACTGTGTAACAGCGGTATGCATACCTGGATGAGCTCCAAGGAGCAGAACATCCCACAAAATCCCCATTACTGAGGTAAAGCCCCCCGAGTTCGGGGAGCACTTTTGCATGAACGGTATTGAAGCCGGTGCTAGCTTCGTGACCTTCACTTTCCACGGATCATCGGTTATCAACCGAGCTCTCTCGTAGAAGTGGGGGACCCAGGACTTCCATTCCTCCATAAATAAGGTGATATCTACACCAGGTTTGGTGATTGTCGCCAGTTTCAGTGCTCCCGGGAACTCTATCACGCGATAGAGACCGAAGAGGCTTAGCCAAAATCTGATTACAGCCACCTCCCCCAGGTGGACCCGGACCCTATGTTGAGGGTTTATAATCCTAGGTAGGCCCCGGCGTGTACGCCGGATGTTGGCTCCCAGAGCCCAAGTGCCGTGATTCACCATCCCACCCGCAGCCTGTTGCAGAGCAACAGAGCAGGCTTTCAGATAAAGAGCACAGCCTCTCGGACCCTGTCGCCGGTACAGTTTCGCGACATTCGAGGCAAACCCAAATACGACTTTCACGTAGGAACTCGTTAATTGCCCAAAGACCAACGGCACAATCCGAAGGATCGACGCCGCTAGTTTTACTCTCTGTTTTACCAGAAAGGACCAGGTTAACGTGCTAGGCACCAGCACCTTATATAGGTGTTTGATGTTTTGCATGATTAATTTCTTAACTTTCGTAAATCCGTGAGGAAGAACTACCGTTTACCCTTCGGTTCCCACTATGGGCAATGCCCAGGTGGCCGCAGGTCGCTTTAGCAAGCTCCCGGTGGTTAGCCGGTTAGGGTTGTTCTGAGCGATGTCAA